TCTGCGTAAACCCCGCAGGATTATAAATCAAACCACCAGAACCATAGTTGGTTTTTTTATTAGAGAACCCACCATTGTTATAATAGTTTGCCATTGTATTAAATAATTACTTCATATGAACACATTGCATCTAAACCAGAAGGAGCAGAAGCTCTTAAGTATATCACGTCATTTTCTTGAAGATATACTGATGCATCCTTAGTTAATACAACCAAAGACGTCTGAGGTGGAATATTAATATTGTAGCCAAAATGGGTATTTGCTGTCGGAGAGCGATAAATAAACCCAGTAAATAACACACTGTTGGCACCGTCAGTATTAGTAACCATCAACGAGTTTATTTTGCAAACAGAATTTGCTGTAGAGTTCTGAACGATCGCAGTATTAGCAGTAGTAATTTTCAAAAAACTTGTAGTACCACGAATATCGGTAGTACTTATAATATTTGGATTTGCCATTGGTTTCCCCTAGATGAATTTGATTCCGATATTATATTTATATATCAATCAAAGTCGTTATTTTTCCATGTTGAAAATAGCTCGTTTGTCTATTTCTATACTATTTTCGTGTTCTTTATATCGATTTAATCCCGCAAATTGAATATTTGCTGCAATTACTAACAGAATAGCTAAAGGATCAAATACAAACATTAGAATCAATATGATTAACCTAACCGTTTTATCTATTATATCCAAATTACTAGAACCGTATATTAATTCTGCAATGTATCTAGCAGGTCCGATATCTTTACTCAAAGAATTCCCACTATTCTTTAAAATACCAATATCCTCGGTTAATTTAGAAATCTTTGTTTGTGCATCATCTATCTGTTTATCTATTACTCTGCTCGATTTTTGCGTTTGTTGGTTCAGTAAATTCTGCAATCTATTCTTTTCTACCACTAATAATTCTTGTTTGGTGTTTAGTTGTATTTCATTAGAATAGATATTGGTACTATCAGAAATATATGCTTTGGATAGATATCCAAATATACCTAATGATGTAATTACGGACAAGATTATAACACTTATCGTAAAATACACCCTCATTACTTTGTTTATTTTATTCCAAGATTTGTATAAAAATGATGCTGTTACCAATTTACCTAACTCAAGTACCGCGCCCATTGCTGCAATTTGCAGTGGTGCTGCAGAAAATATTAATGTTAATCCAATAATGGAAAAATATCCAGCCATTGCAGATATTAATAGAGCTGACAGTAAAAGTAGTAATGCGAAAATCATGTTATCTTAACGTGTGTTTTATGCACTCGACATTGTATCTGACCGTTGTAATAGTCATCGGTTTCTAGAACTCGACGATCCATTTGTTCTCTGGCTTCTAGGTAATTACAGCTACCTTTATTTTTGCAGATGTAAAGTATCTCTCGTATGAATTTTTCTTCACCCAATTCTTCGACATCCTTTTTGACATCGTCGGACGAAGACCAGTATGCTCTCCAATCAGATTCGACTTTGAGTCGTTTCTTTTTACCTTTAACTACTTTAGTTCTACGAAACCAAAATAATTTTTTTCCAATATATTTCTTTCCTGAAACCGTGTTGGTTATCAGGTAAACGAAGCCATATGCTTCTTCGGGAACAACCTCAAGGGGTAAGTCATTAAATAACCACATAGAATCCTAATATTAAATTAGTATTTATATGGTTATTCTATGACCTCCCAGACGTCACCCTCTTCAACAAAAAGACGATGCTCCTCTCTAGGAGGAACTAGAAAATAATCATCAGGATCGGTCATAACATCGTCGGGATGTTCTACTGCTCGATTCGACCCCATGACACCTGCTCTAAGAAGCATTCTAGACTGAATAGACTTCTTGTATCGGTGACCTTCCGATTCCTCTCTAGACATATAGTCTTTCTGTTTTTCAGAAAATACTTGTCTATGTTCCTGTGTCCACTGCCTAGAGTTCGCGCATTTGCGGGAACAAAATACTCCAGGTTTTTCATGCTCAGTATTACATTTAGGACAATTCTTCTTCATCGTTATCTTCGTAGATATCTTGCTGATCTTCGTCCATACCTGCACCGCAGAATGGGCAAAACTCTACATTATAATACTGTTCATCAAGATCATAACTTATCTTAAAGACGCCTTCGCATTCGACGCATTCGTGATGCTGCTTTCTGGTTCCCATGTTTTACTCCTTTTTAGTGTTTCGGCTTCAAAAACTCTTTGCCGTAAATCAGAAGAACTAAAATAATGATCACGCTTATTGAAATATATTTCTATATTTCTTTTTTGACATATATCTTTACCGGTAAACTCTTTATCTTTATATTCTTCGCCTAGGATTCGAACATCAATGGGTAAAGACATTAGAATATCCTCTAATTCTTTTTCCGTAGTATAAACAATGATCTCATCTACATATTTACACGCAGACACTTGGATTTGTCTTTCAATAATAGACTGAACCGGTTTATTCTTTGTTTTTGGTCTATCCAATGTAGGGTCAACCTGAATTCCGACAATCAAATATTCACAACGACGCTTTGCTTCTTCAAGCATAACAACGTGTCCTGCATGAAATAAATCAAATGTAGAACAAACAAATCCAACTTTCAAATTTTCATATCCACCATTCATAGTTTCTCCACTTCTATATTACATTTTTTCAAAAAGTCTAAACCTTCATCGCTTCTGTATTGGTTTCGATAAAAGACTTTACCTATCCCTGCAGTATATATTAATTTAGAACAATCCAAACAAGGTGCATGCGTAATATACATTGCCGAATCTTTTCCTGATTCCACAGATCTTGCCAGCTTTGCGATAGCATTTGCTTCGGCGTGGATAACTTCGAGTTTAGTCTTTGTATTATATCTTCTTGTATATTTATATCTACCATCCTCAGGGTCGTCGTATATTCCCGTTTCTTCGAAGGGCCAACGCTCTTTGATCTCCTCGGGGTCTAACCAACCTCCGGCGTCGCTACTCATATACTCACGATCTTCGCAGGTATTATCCCAACCTGCAGGCATACCATTATAACCAATACTGATGATTCTGCCATCTTTTACAACAACAGAACCAACTTTCAATCTAGTTGCTGAGGATAATTTAGCATACACCTCAGCAACATCCATATGCGCATAATCAAATTTATTCGGCATTCCATTTTCCTTCAGGGCATTTTGTATATGGTAGCATACTCTTTGCCCAAATTGAACAACCACATTTATCACAAGTTTTTATACCTATATAGGTTTTCAGATGTTCGCAACTATTACAGATTGCTCTTCGAACTTCTACATAGTTTGTTTCTTTATCGCTATCCATTTTTTACACCAATAATTAGGTTTCACTTTGGCTTTGAATAATTTGCAATTCTTAGAGCCAGGTACATAATAATCACAATTCCCGCAATTTTTACTGGAATTACCTAAACCATATAATGGCGGCAATTCTTTTGGAATAGGTGAACCATCAGGATATGTTCTTTCTATTCCATTAGGAAATTGTTTTTCTAAAAATGTTTTCACTTTGCTTTACCCCAGATATCTTCCCAATTACCAGACAATGCACCCTTGGCATAGTCGGTTGCTCTGTTCTCAAAGAAATTAGTATGCGTTGGAGCATTAATCATTTCCTCAACCCAGGGCAATGGGTTTTTCTTTACCTTAAAAATACCTTTAAGACCTAAAGAGATAAGACGTCTGTCGGCAATATAACGAATGTACTTTTTAACATCCTCGTTAGAAAGTCCTTCCATTGCCTGCATAGAAAATGCCAGATCAATAAACTTATCTTCCAACTCAACCATCTTTTCGGCAATGCTATAGATGCGAGATTTTAGATCATCGTTCCAAATTTCTTTATTCTCTTCGATGTATGTTCTAAACAACTTAATCATGTTCTCGGCGTGCATGGTTTCGTCAACAATGGACCAAGTGACGATTTGTCCCATACCCTTCATCTTTCCCATTCTGGGAAAATTCAACAACATAATGAAAGAGGAGAATAATTGCATACCTTCTGTGAAGGCTGAGAATACTGCAATATGTGTTGCGGTATCTTCTTTTGTAGATTTTTCTCCAGAAATAAGCGCAACATAGTCATGCTTATCTTTCATCTCCTGATATTCCATAAACTGATTATACGTAGTTTCAGGAAGACCAAGTGTTTCGATTAAGTGAGAATATGCCGCGATGTGTAATGCTTCGCGTGCAGCAAAGCCCATCAGCATCATTCTTACTTCAGGCTGAGGAAAATGGGGAAGGTAATTATTAACGTAACCACCAGCCACATCAATGTCACCTTGAGTAAAGAACCTAAAAATGTGGGTAAGGAATTGTTTTTCTTCATTTGATAGTTTTTTCTTCCAGTCTTTAACATCCTCGGCCATCGGTACTTCAGTATGTAACCAATGGCTTTGCTCATGTTTTAACCATGCATCATATGCCCAAGGATAATTAAAGGGTTTAAAGTAACTACGTTCATTAGTTAAATTTAAATTCTTTTTATTAGTGGTCATTTTGCTGCGGCCAATGCTTCTTTTTCTGCTGTAATTTCTTTACGTCTTTCTTTGATCGCTTTGCTCATTTCTTGAAGAGCTTTGCGTGCTCGGGCGGCACTTGCCTTAACACCCTTTTCTGTAAATTTTTCATTCTCCGCAATATAGGCTTCGAATTGTGTTTTAAGTGCTTCGTGATTTGTTGACATATTGTCTCCTTGTTATTTCCATATGACCATTTTAAATTTCTCTGGAATGATATTGAAGTAATTACACTTCCAATCACTCTGAGCAAAGAAATCTAAATGGTGCCATTCTTCTTTTCTTTTAAGAATTTGTTTACCTGCATCATCCCAATCAATTGATATGAGTTTATTTTCTATCAATATTTTTTTGGATTGTATTTCTTCATAATCAAAACTATCATATTCCCAATGTAGCACTTCAAATGCATTACCTAGATCATCGACCCAATCCATACTAAAATCTAATCCCCATTTGGGTCGCATTGCTAATAATTTATATATCATATTATTAGACTCTGCCATTTGTTGCAGTTGTTCTTTTGCAGCTCCAGCAAAGGCTTTTCGTTCAAACAATAAACTATGATTTAAAACTGCCCCGGTTGTGGAATAATCTTGTATAAACCAGTCATCTTTTATTGCAGAATGATATCTGTGATTTTTGGATTGTCTATTCCATGATGAATAATGTTGTTCTAATGTAGTTAGATCGTAACCATTCTGATCAAATAAATCTACGGGCTTTAATAAAAAAGGTATCTGGGGTAATGGATTTGACCAATACCCCTCACTATTAAAATTATTATTTGTAAGAGTGATATTAACCATTTTTGATTATTTTTAGTTGTTAATCCATTCCTGCAATTCTTTAGTAGATTTCATACCAGAGAATCTGCGTATTTCTTTGTCATCCTCAAGCATAACAAGAGTGGGAACACCTCTTACCATATATTTTGTTGTTGTATCAGGATCATAATCAATATCAATAATTTCGATAGGTACTTCTGTCTCAACCGATGCTAAATTCATTGCCAATCCTTTACAAGGTTGGCACCATGAGGCGGTAAATCTTAAAACTTTTTTCATTTTATATCCTTATTCGTAATCTTGTTTTAAATCTGGGTCTATTAATTGTCCTTGCATTAAATATAAAGGACTTTTACGATAAATTATAACATCATGGAATGGATCTGTCAAAATCTTAATACACCAAACAACTGCTGTTTTAATTTTATCTTTAACTGTTAACTGAATCATTCTAAATACAACAGCACCTATACCTAACCATAACCAACCCATACC